CGGACAATTAATTAAGAATGTTGCAGATGCAACCGATAAATTAATGGACTTACAAAAGAAACTTAAAAATATTGATGAAGACAAACAACCTCGTGGACCAACAAACGTCACAAATGCATTATTTGTGGGGTCAACAGCAGAATTGGCAAAACTTTTAAAAAAACAATCTACTGAAGAAAATGTTTAAGAGTTTAAAAAAAACTCATAATAAATATAAAAAAGGATATTGATCAATAAATGGACGCATATAAAAAGTTTACTCATAAAACTCCACATCTAAAAGGAAAACAACATCAGTTGGATCCTAATTTAGATTTAAAACAGTTGGTTCACCATGCAACAGTTCAATATGTTGATCGTGATGCTGATGGGGATGTTGATGTTTATGATAATCCAAAGAAAAAAATCCCAGATGAAAATGTTTCTAGTGCGCAAAAAGCACAAGAGTATTCTAATAAATTAATTGCAAAACAAAAAGGTGAAATTAAGCACACCAAAAGAGGTATGGCATATGAAGATGCTGTGAATGAAGAACCTAGAATTGCAAGAAAACCTGGGCAACCAACAAATTCTAAAAAACACTCTGACCTTTATACCGATGAAAATCCTAAAGGTACTATTGGTGGATTAGGGTTTAAAGATGTTGCAACAGCAAAACAATCAGTTTCTAAAATTAAAGACTCTGGAAAAACCCATGCGCATAAAATCCAAGCAGCAATTGCTATGGAACAAAGAGCAAAAGTAATGGGTAAAAGTTCAGAGGCAGCAGTTTTTAGAAGTTTTATTAATTCTATGAAAGAAAAAACATCAGAAGAAGTAGAAACATCTTTAGTTAAAAAAATACTTGGTGAAGAAAATTGTGGTAAAGGAATGTATTGGTGTAATACAAATAAAGAATGTAAACCTCTACCAAAAGGGTTTGATGTTCCTGGACAAAAAATTAAACCAACTGAGGTTGGTATTGGGAAACCAGTAGAAGGGTCTTGTAGTAAAACAAAAAAAGGAAAAGATTGCCCTGTACACGGAAAGATGGATTGTTCGATGAAAGAATCAAAAGATCACGAATATTCAATGGCTCGTTCTGAACTCTCTATAATATCAAATGCTCTAAAGAGATTGCAGAAAAAAATGAGTAAGGGAGAAGGAAATGTTGAGGCATGGGTCCAATCAAAAATTACAAAGGCAGCAGATTATCTTGATTCTGCGGCAGATTATATTGATAGTGGTGAAATGGATGAAGCAGCAAATCCTGCTCAACAAGCAGCAATTGCAATTAATATGAAAAAGAAAGGTATAAAACCAAAATCAGAAGTTGATGAAGCATGTTGGGTTGGATATAAACAAGAAGGGTTAAAGAAAAAAGGAAAGAAAATGGTTCCAAATTGTGTTCCAGAAGAAACAGAAATTCAAGAGGCATCAAAGTCAGGAGATGCTTCTCTTCACGATTGGTTTGCAAAAAGCAAATCTTCTGATGGAAAACCTGGATGGGTCCAGTTAGGAGGAAAATATGCAGGAAAACCTTGTGCAAAACAACCAGGGCAAACTACTAAACCAAAATGTGGTAGTTCAAAAATGGCAGCAGAAATGTCTCCAGAAGAAGAGGAAAGGGCAGCAGAAAGAAAAAGAAGAGAAGATCCAAATCCAGATAGAAAAGGTAAGGCAATAAATGTTGCAACAGAAGAGTATGTAGAGGAAGATGCATGTAAAACAAAAGTCAAATCAAGGTATAAAGTCTGGCCTTCTGCATATGCATCAGGAGCACTTGTAAAATGTCGTAAAGTAGGTGCCGCAAACTGGGGAAATAGCAGTAAAAATGAAGAGATTGTTTATGAAGGTGATTATTGGCATCCAGATCCAGAAATAGATAGAAAACTTGGTGGTCCTGGACCAAATCAACGTGCTCGTGAAGATCATCCTCAACCAAAATCAGATCCAAAGAAATTGCGTAAGGGTGAATCTTATATGGATTGGAATAAACGTCAAAGAGGTCTCAAGAATTCTTATGAACCAGATGGTGAATTGATTGATGAGTCAACTCGTTTACAAGCAGAAACAGGAAACATTCTTGCTGTAATTTTAAACTGGAGAGGAAAGACATATTCAATTAGAATGTTCTTTCCACAAATTGGAATGCCCAGCAGGAAAGATGTTACGACAGAGATACAAAAAATTTATCCAGGTTCTCAAGTTCTTCAATATAAAATTTCAACAATTGAACCAGGAATGCCACTGATTCAAGTTGTAAATTCAAAATCAAAAAACTATTTACTCAATTCTAAAACAATTGGTGAAGAAGTTGAGATTGAAGAAGATTGGCAGAAAGAAAATCGTAAAGACAAAACTGATGGGTTAAGTCAAAAAGCAGTGAATGCATATCGCAGGGAAAATCCGGGTTCAAATCTTCAGACAGCAGTAACAGAAAAGAAACCAACTGGTAAAAGAGCATCACGTAGAAAAAATTTTTGTAGTCGTATGTCAGGAATGAAGTCAAAACTTACTTCTACAAAAACTGCACGAGATCCAGATTCAAGAATAAATAAAGCACTTCGTCGTTGGAACTGCAACTAATATATGAGTGCTGACATTTATCTTGGTAATCCTTTACTTAAAAAGGCAAATACACCAATTGAATTTACAGAAGATCAAATTCTTGAATTTATAAAGTGTAAGGAAGATCCTGTATTTTTTGCAAAAAATTATGTAAAAATTGTGACTTTGGATTATGGATTACAACCATTTAAGATGTATCCGTTTCAAGAAAAACTTGTTGAAAGATTTCATAAGAATAGATTTAATATTTGTAAGATGCCTCGGCAGACTGGTAAGAGTACCACTGTCGTATCATATCTTCTTCATTATGCAGTATTTAATGATAATGTAAACATAGGTATTCTTGCAAACAAAGCAGCAACAGCAAGAGAACTTTTGGATCGTCTTCAAACGGCATACGAAAATCTTCCAAAGTGGATGCAACAAGGAATTATTTCTTGGAACAAAGGTTCTCTGGAATTAGAGAACGGATCCAAAATTTTAGCAGCATCCACTTCGGCATCTGCAGTTCGTGGTATGTCTTTCAATATCCTCTTTTTGGATGAATTTGCATTCGTTCCAAATCATATTGCAGATTCATTCTTTGCATCGGTATATCCAACGATTACTGCAGGTAAAAATACCAAAGTTATTGTTGTGTCTACACCACACGGTATGAATCATTTCTACCGTATGTGGCACGATGCGGAGAAGGGTAAGAACGAATATATTTTTACAGATGTTCACTGGAGTGAAGTTCCTGGTAGAGATTCTGCCTGGAAGGCACAGACAATTGCTAACACTAGTGAACAGCAATTCAAAGTTGAATTTGAGTGTGAGTTTCTTGGTTCAGTTGATACTTTGATTGCACCAAGCAAACTCAGATCACTTGTCTATGAGCATCCTAAGACTCGTAATGCTGGTTTAGATGTTTATGTGGATGCGAATGAGGAATGTGATTACGTCATCACTGTAGACGTTGCTAGAGGGGTAGGGATTGATTATTCGGCATTTGTAGTCGTTGATATTACACAGTTTCCTCATAAAGTTGTTGCAAAATACCGAAACAACGAAATTAAACCAATGATGTTTCCAAATATCATTTATGAGGTAGCAAAAAATTATAATAATGCATTTATATTATGTGAAGTTAATGATGTTGGAGATCAGGTTGCAAGTATTCTTCAGTATGATTTGGAGTATAGTAATTTGTTGATGTGCTCTATGAGAGGAAGAGCAGGTCAAATTGTAGGGCAGGGATTTTCTGGAAAGAAAACTCAACTTGGAGTAAAAATGTCCAAGACTGTTAAAAAAATCGGGTGCTTAAATCTCAAAACTATGATTGAAGAGGATAAGTTGAACTTTAATGATTATGAGATTATGAGTGAACTTACCACATTTATTCAAAAACACAATTCGTTTGAGGCAGAAGAAGGATGTAACGATGACTTAGCAATGTGTCTTGTCATCTATGCTTGGTTAGTAGCACAAGATTATTTTAAAGAACTCACAGATCAAGATGTAAGAAAAAGACTTTATGAAGAGCAAAAAAATCAAATAGAACAGGATATGGCTCCATTTGGTTTTGTTTCTGATGGACTAGATGAAACAAGTTTTACAGATGTTGATGGTGATCGTTGGTTTACTGATGAGTATGGTGATCGGTCTTTTATGTGGAATTATATGTAAATAAAAGATTTGATAAATATTTCTTAGATAAACTGAGAATTTACGGAGAAAAAAATGGCGACTCCTCAATTATCTCCAGGCGTACTCGTCAGAGAGGTTGATTTAACGGTAGGAAGAGCTGATAATGTACTTGATAATATTGGTGCAATTGCAGGACCCTTTCCAATTGGACCAGTAGATTATCCAAGTGATATTTCAACAGAACATGATTTAATCAACGTATTTGGAAAACCACTCTCAACAGATTCCCAGTACGAATATTGGATGAGTGCTTCCTCATACCTTTCTTACGGTGGTGTTCTTAAGGTTGTAAGAACCGATGGATCAACTTTGAATAATGCAAATGCCGGTGTTGGAGTTGCTTCTACTTCAGCATTAAAAATTGAAAATTATGATGATTATACAAATAATCATTCAGATGCAACTAATTTCACTTATGCAGCAAAGAACCCAGGAACTTGGGCAAATAATTTAAAAGTTTGTTTTATTGATAATTTAGCAGATCAGACAATTGGTATTGCAACAACCAACCTTTCAAATGCTGGTGCAACTATTGGGTTTGGTGTTACGACTGCACTGTTAAATGCTGCGATTGCCGGATCAGGAACAACATCACTCTTTAATGGTTATTTGAAGGGCATTATTACTGGTGTTACGACTGATGCTACGGGTGGAAATAGTACGATTGATGTAAGAATTGTTTCTAGAGTTTCATCAGGAAATACAGAAACTTTAATTGATTATGCAGAAAGTTCTTCTACTGCATCATATTCTACTTCAAGTTCTCTTCGTTTCGTCAATAATTCTGGAATCAATACAGGAACATCAGCATCTTCTCCGATTACTCCTTCCACAGTTGTTGATTGGTACGGACAACAAACTCTTGGTCTCACAAATTCCACAATTTACTGGAAATCAATTGCACCAAAACCAGTTACAAATCAATATTCACTTGATAGAGCTGGTAAAAACGATGCTCTCAACATTGCAGTTGTTGATGACCGAGGAACAATCACAGGAAATTCGGGAACAATTATTGAAAAATTCGTAAGTCTTTCCAAGGCATTTGATTCAGTTTCTGCAGTAAATTCTCCTCAAAAGATTTGGTACAAACAGTTTCTTGCCGATTTCTCTTCTCAAGTTTATGCAGGAAGCAATCCTTCCAGTGCTGCTGATTCATATCACGGAACTGCTCCAAGAGCAGTAGGGTTCAGTACATCATTTACTCCATACACAACCTCACAAGGTCTCTGGGGACAGAATGCACAGGGAAT